AAGGTGCGGACGGTGACCACCAGGAGCGGGCGAGGTGTGTAGCAATAGACACCCTTGGAGCTATCCACAGGGCGCGGGAAGCCGTTGCACGGGCCGTCATGGTAGCGCTCGCGTGTGCAGGTGCCGGCCTCGCGACGGCCCGTGCTGGTGCATGGCTTGCTGTTATCTGGGCACTCGCAACCGCCAACGTTATGGGGGCGGGGTAGGAGGGGGCCGTGTTCAGCCTTGAGCGCATCCAAGCGCTTGCCGAGTGTGCGTCCGAAGTGGTTAGCGCTCACTTGCTCACCGTCGCAATCTCATACACACGAGTGGGCCAGAGCTGACGGAAAGCGGCGAGGTAGAACTTCGCACGCATCGGGGTGAACACTACGGGGGAAACGGGACGGCGGCAGGAATCCACAACTTGATAACTCATGTAAGGAGTGTGCCATATTGCGCGAGTGGTGACAATAATAAAGCGTGGTTCGTTATTACCGTAGTGCCCGGCGTTACGCTGGCTCAGGGCACCATGCCAAGCCCCAGAAAGCCAGTCAGTAATTACTATAATTTTATGTAATTTACTCAGAGTGCCAGAAATCCTCAGAAAGCCACCATTCCGTATTAGTTTTTGTGGCATGGTGGGGTATATATGGCATTGTGTGTAGGGTCAGGATGACAGGGCACCATGCCAAGTCATTTCTGAAGGGAGGGAGGCTCTCTGAGGTGCTCAGTAATTACAGAGTCTCGGCGCTAATTTGATATTTGTGGAATCTACGGGTAACTTCGGGATATGGCCCCCAAGTGCTCAGTCTGCGAATCGAAACACCTCAAGGCAATCGATAAAGCCTGTGTGGATAACGAATCAATTCGCATAATCGCGGCACGTTTCGATATGTCTGGGTCTGCAATTCAGCGTCACAAAACGAACCATCTCCCGGTACTTCTAATGAAAGCAAAGGCAATTGAAGAGGTGGCCGATGCTGACAGTCTGCTCGACCAGACCCAAAACCTGCTCGCCACAGCCAAGCGCTTGATGAAACGGGCGGAAGATGAGGGCGCAATCGATACAGCTCTTAGAGGCGTATCGCAGTACCGCGCTGTCTTGGAGTTGCTCGGGGAAGTTCGCGGCGAGCTGAACGGTAAGGGGACGACGCTAAACGTTGCGGTCGCACTGACTGCCGGCGGCCTCGGAAAACCGTTGAGCCTCTACACGGACGATGAACTAGATGTAGAGTGGGCGAAAATACAGAGAGAGAAATCCGCCTCAAAGGGGGTACTTGAGGGGGTATTCTTGGAACTCCCCGAGTCAACTGATGATTCTAAAGGCGATAAGTAGCGCTTCGAGTCCCTCAGTACCTATCGCTCGCAGGGAGGGTTGACTCCAGAGCCGCCACATTTGAAACAAACACCGTTGCGAACCTGACCCCAGTTACCCGAGCCCACACCACCGCAACGCGTGCAAGGGTTGCGCTCGGCGGCAGTCGATTTACGCTTAGGAGCAACCGCTTTCAGGCCCAACACCATGCGATCAGTAACGTCTAGTTTCTCGGGGCTACGGGCGGCCCTTACGGCGGCGCGGGCAACCTGCAGGGAGTAGACATCAGGGGCAACGTTGAAGCGAGGGCACGGCGCGGCGTTCGCACAGAACTCATAGAACTTATCGAGCTGCTCGCCCGTCAATCCTGAGTAGATCCCCATACCAAGGTTGCGCTCGTTTACGACGCTCATCGCTGTTCCCTCACTGAAGACAATCCTACCCCATTGCGCGCAATCTGTCACTACAACTTTTAGGGGATCTGAACACTACGGCATAGGAACGGTCGGATCGAACGGCAGCAACCAGGTGTTACAGAGCATGTACCCCAGGGCCGCGATCACGGCGAGCAACACCAGCCACCTCATGCGCGCTTCCTGTTCGGGGTCATTATCCGGTAATCGAAGGCCGTCACGCGCCTGCTATGTGGATGCTTCATGATCGTACGGTGTTTCCATCGGTTGACGTAAGAGCACTCTTCCCCTGGGTTTGCATGACACACCGGACATGTGATGCCTTCGGTTACGCGTACATCTCTGAGCGACCGCATATAACCACGGTAACGCCAAATAGCGACATTAAGCGGAATTAATGTGCACACGTTCTACCCATAGCATGCGCACGTTGTATGTATTTGAAACTCAAGGCTTTATGCATACCATGTAGCCCATGGCACGTAAAAAGCGGGTAAATCTGGAAATTGGGCCTCGACACACGAAAGAGCTGATCTGGCTCATGGACAGGTGGGGCCTCAATATGGCCAATACCCTACGTCTCATCATCTCCAACGCCGTCCGAGATGAGAAGTTGAAAGACGAGAGGCCGCCTAGCTGAGCGCGGCCCTGATGGTTAGCGGATGGTCGCGGCGAGTACGTTAACTGCGGCCTGTACCGGCTCTTGCATGAAGGTGAACATTACAACGGCGAACGTCAGGCAGATACCAAGGCGAATCATCATTTGAGTAATCCTCTGCCCCGTGGGGCGGTTAGTGGTGCGTGTCAGTCGACCTTTACAGCACACTCCAAAGAGCAGGTGTTGCTGCGCTTAGTAGCTTTCTTACCGCAAACGATGCACTTAGGGGCGGCTTTCTTAGTGATCCCGTGAGCCGACTTCATGAACCCTTGTCTCATCAGATCGTTGAAGCGCTCCATCTCGATTCGGTGTGCATTCATCGTCTCGCCCTCACTTAAATAAGATTACCCTATTGCATGCAATCTGACAAGAGATCGCAAAAAATAAACGCACCTTAGTAACTACCAGGGCGTACGCGGTGAACGTAGATCGGCATAACCTGCTCGCGCTCGGCTATCTTGATCATGCTCTTAGTCCCGGCGCTATGACCATCCCACACGGCGATCAGGGCCTCAGCGTAGCGAGCCATCTCCCAGTTGCGCTCATGACCGGCCCGCTTCCCTAAGCGCGTCCAGTCTGCAGGAAACTTAGCGACCGGCACGCCATTGAGAGCGGCCCAACGCTCCCCCAGGAGATCAACGCCGCGGGCGGTACCGCTGACCACTTCCGTTACCTCGAAGCCGCTCAGGGCGACGGCAAGCGCTACGATGCCGTACTCAGTGATCCCGCGGCTGCCGGCAATGATGACTTTCATAGGTTGCCCATCACGCGATCATAGACCCGGTTAGTCATCGACTTCATCAAGCGACCGTTTAACCGCTGAGCTGACCATGTGTTTCCCCCTCGACTGTTTATAAGATACCCCAATTGCGCGCAATCTGGCAAGAGCGAGCATAATTTATTTCTGACCAAAGTAACGAGTGTTATTTGTTACGGAGCCGGCGCATCACTTCAGGATCTTTGAACAACAGAAGCCACAGACCGAGCCGAAAGGCCACGCCGCCGATCACCACGATAGCTAGAATATGCTTCACTGCCTCACCAACTGGTTAGCGTACAGCCATTCTATGAACTGGAGCGTCAGGTAGACGACCAGAGCGCCCCCGAGAATGCGAACCATCCACTTCACGAGCGCCCTCTCAACTTCCCTTCCAGGTAGTCTCCCCAAGCCTGCATCATGGCTCGCCGCGGCTCCAGGTACAGCGCATGATTATAGGCCGCGCTCACAGCATTACGGGGTGCATGGGCGAGCTGCAACTCTATGTGATCGTGCGGCCATCCCTGCTCATGCAAGAGTGTGGAAGCCAACCCCCGGAACCCGTGGCCCGTCATGACTCCCCCGTACCCCATGCGACGTAGGGCAAATAGGATCGTGTTATTGCTCATGGTGGGACGACCCCCCTCACCTGGGAAGAGATAGCCCTGTAAGCGGTTATATTCGGTCGCAATCCAGAGCAACTCCAGCACTTCAACAGCCTGCGAGCTGAGCGGTACGATATGGGGCGCTTTCATCTTCATGCGCTCCTTCGGGATATTCCACCGGCCCGCTGGGAGATCGAACTCCTCCCACCGCGCCCCGATCAGCTCTGAGGTACGGACGAACGTAAGCGCCATGAGCTTAACGGCGAGCCTGGTCAGCACGGACCCCCGGTACACTTCGATCGCTCTGAGCAACGCCGGCAGCTCGCCCTCAGTGACCCTCGCGAGGTTCGTTGTCACGGTGGGGCGCAGGACATCCGCCGGTTTAATCTCCGCGCACGGGTTGCGCTTACAGTACCCATGTGCTATGCCGTGCCTGAATATCTGCCCGCACGTCTCCAGGGCGCGCTTAGCCAAGTCCCCTACCCCGCGGCCTTCGATCGCCCTGACCATGGCTACCAGCTCGGGAGGCTCGATTTCGGCGATAGGCCGAGCGCCCAGCTCCGGGTACACGTTCGCGATCAGACGCCGCCGTGTGGAGTCGACATGCTGTTGTGATTTGTCCACTTTCCAATGGTCCAGCCACAACCCAGCAACCCCCTGAAAGCTCCGGGAGGCCGTACCGCGAGCGACCGCCCGCTCCGCCATCGGGTCAACCCCGTCGGCGAGCAGCCGGCGTGCTGACGCGTGGAGTTCCCTAGCGCGCACCAGGGGCACGTCTGGGTACGGCCCGAACGACATGAGTTTCTCGCGGCCCTCGAAGCGGTATTTGTAGCGCCAGAGGCGACCGCCCGCCGGCGTCACGAGCAAGTAGAGCCCCCGAGCGTCTTTCAGCCGGTAGGCCACGGGTCGAGGTTTAGCGCGTTGCACGTCTCGATCAATCAGCATTGGGCCGCCCGCGCTGCCACGCGCTTAGAGAATTCCTCTTGACTGAGCACCCCTGCCGCATAGATCGTTTGGGCTTCCTCAAGCGTCTCGCAAGGGGATTTATATACTTGACTCCCCGACTTCTTTATCATGCGGCACACTCACACGGTTTCACCGCTTCATCTTCAACGACTTGGACCTTGAGTATCTTTTTCACATTGGCCCAGAAAGTAGCAGCCTGAATATGCTCAGTCGGCTCTATTCCGATAGATCGCATCCGCTCGAACAGGGGTTCCAGTTCTTCAAGGCTGGTGTCTTTGATGATGGTGTAGCCGATCTCCTCCTCGGCAAACTTGGCCTTCTCCCAGCGGTCAGGGCGAGTGCAAAAGACGATGTACCAATGCTGGCGGCCAGCCTTCAGGCAACCAACACAATTGCCGTGCTTGAAGAGTTCGTAGGTATTGGGCCGTGCTATGCCTATCTCTTCAGTTGCCCAGATGGTGCGGTCACCCCACAGGGCGAGAGGGTAATCAGTTCTATATCCCAATTTCCCAAGGTGGCTGCTACGCCTCTGGATGCGAGAGGTTTCCTTCAAGTCGAAGCCGTAGTAGATCATATCTCCTGGTCCAGCATTCAACTTCAGCCAGTCCTCAAAGGGGCGAGTCTTCATGCGGTTCGTACAGAGGGCTGTCCCGTTTCCGACCTTGAACGCGCCTGCCTCAATCACTACATCAAATTGGTCTTTGGTATCCCAGTTTGGAGCATTGCAATAGGTAATGGAAACCCCAAGGTAAGCCGCTACTTCGTCCTTGAACCGCTTGATGTCAACACCTTCAGAGATGGCGGCAATATCGTGATTCAGCAACACTACATTCTCTTTTCCATACCGACGTACAACCTCAATCGCAACCAGTGCAGAGGAATGGCCCCCCGAATAACAGCAGATGTGCATATCACTTCTCCTTTAGCTTCTTCGCCTTGCGTGTCCGTTTCTTCGCTGCCTTTGTCTTCGGTTTCGGCCTGTATGCCAGTACCACATCGGTTATCTTGTCCAGCGGTTCGATTTCTCAATTAGCATCGCGAGGCTCCCAACCCGGCCAGATAACCGAGTGGTTCTCCGGCATCGAGTTGTGGTGCCAAGTCCGATGGGGAGCGCGTTGCATACAGCGCAACCCCTTGCGAACAGCCGTGCATTGATCCGGCCATAGGCTCACGAGCGTTTAGCGTCGTAGCTGATAAAGTGGCGTTTCGTCCGTATGCAAAACGAGCCGTTGAGTTCTTCTTTTACTTGAATTTCCATAGATACCCCCACCTTCCAAAACACTATACCCCCACGGATATCCCTTTTGCCAGTCCCGAGAGTGTGTTGATTATAAAGCTGTATTGCTGACGGAGGCGTCAATAATCGGAAAATAACGCGTTACTTTGGGGTAAGAATCGTTATTTTACTGGGGTTTTTAGAGGTACCTGGTGGGCAGCGAGGGACTCGAAGTTCGTCTGTAAGTCGTTGGTACCAAGGTGTTTACTGTAACTCCTCATTTCCGGTACCACCAGTAATACCCCCTAACGCAACCTATTGCAATTAAAGCTTTTACTCTCCTACGGCCACTCTACAGCGCCGTTTGTGGGATTACCGCTGTCCCGCTAAACTCGGAAGCGGAGAATAACCCTATGATCCGCTCTGTACTTCTCGCCCTTGCGTTACTGGGCGCTCCCCTGAGTTACGCCGCGCCCCTCGCAAGTCCTTTCAGCAACTCGATTTACCCGGCTCAGACCTTCACAGCAAGTAACCAAACCGGCTCTGCCATTCAATTGAACGGCCTTACGGTCCCCTCGCAAGTCGGCAGCTCTTTTGCTTCCGGGACCATCACGGTCACTGGAACTAGCCTCACCACGGCAACCTTTTCGGTCTGGGGAAGTAGCGACGGCGGCGCGACCTATTTCGTTCTGCCGATCATCAACCCCCTCGCGGCCCCCAGCTCAAGCGCGCCGGCCACGGCTGTAACGGTGACTGCGAACGGTACCTACATGGTCTCCCTCGCAGGTATCACGCATGTTGAGCTAGTCACGAGTGGCACCTTCACTGCTACCGCGCTGAGCCTGACCCTGACGGCCTCCCCGAACGGTCAGGTATCGCGTAACAGAGGGGGCGGCAGTTTTACCCCGCCGAGCGGCTCCGGCAACCAGGCTTATATGACTCCCGATGGCAGCTCAGGCCCCGCGACCCTGCGATTTATAGCGCCCTCGGATCTGCCAGCAGCTACCAGCTCCACTCAGGGAACCGTAAAGCCTGACGGAACGACTTGCACTGTCACTGCTGGAGTATTGACTTGCACGGGCGGTACCGGGGGCGGCGGAAGCGTTGGGACCGGCCCTAACGGCGCGGTTGCCGGCTATGTGAACGCCGGCACGGGTAACGGAGTCCTGCCGCTTCCCAAGCTCTATTACATCAATCAAACGATGACGCTCACACAAATCAACGCGGTCTTTGCTGCCGCTGATGTCAACTCACTTGTGATCATCGGAAACAAAGTCCCGCAGTACGCTTGGAATAACGTCCATGACGCCCAGGTGCAGGATAACCGTATTAACGCGATGGATTGGTCCGATTGGTTCGCTCGCAAAGGGGTTGTCTGCGATTACATTTACAACCTTCATGGCGGCGGCGGTTACACGCTTACCCAAGGTGTCGACCAACTTAGTATAGGCTCCGATCCCTTCTCGGTCGGCTCACGGATGATTTTCTCCCAGGTGCTTAACCCTGGTACTTCGGCAGTTATTCAAAACGTTTGGATGCCTCACATTGTTACTCCTACTGGTAGCTTCCCTTTTGTTACCCTGAGTGGCCCTGCGCCCTTCAACTACTCCGGCGGCGCGGCCAACGGTACGGACAATGCAGTAGCGCTCCAAGCGATTCTTGATGAGGCCGGAGCAACCTTCCCGGTGAGGATTCCCGATGGTTGCTCGGCGTTTACATCTCTGCCTCTTAATTGGAAAGGTACTTCTATATTCGGCACACGTAGCGGATCACTCGGGAGTGCTCCCGGACAAGACTTACTGCAGGCGGTCAACGGTAATGCGACTCACGCCGGCGTTGAGGTTCACGGCCTCAACGTCCTGATGAACAACGATATCGACCCTACGTTGGGCTACAGGCTATGGTCCGATGACGGCTCGACCTATACCAGTGTTCCGCCGATGTTCCGCCCTACACTGAACAATACAGCGGACGCTAATTTTCCCCTTAACAGCAGATGGCTCACGGGCGGGAATAATGGCGGCGGGACTAATGGCGTAGCGAATACTACCGCAGGTTCCGCGGTTATCTGCGTGCCTACCGCGCTCGGCAGGACGCCGGCAAACGGTAATAAGGCCGTCTTCCCCTATCTCGTCACTAACGCTGTGTTTAATGGCACCGTGCTTAACCAGACAGGTGCGGGGTGTGGCGGGGGGTTCGTAGGAGTCACGCTCGATACTCCCGTCCCCACGGGTGGTACGGCAACCCAGGCGTACTACGAGAGCGCTGCAGCGTTCGATATGGGCCTTACGGGCATTGGGACAACTGTAACTTATCCGGTTACGATTACTGACAGTCTCCCTAAGGGGCCTGATCCGACCGGCTTTTCTGCGCCGTTCGGTCGCGTCATCATAGGAAACAATTCGGTACGTATGGAATCTGACTATCTCGGAAACAACTGGGTCAACACTCCCGGCTCAGGCCAGATCATTTTACGTAAGGGGCCGGCGACCATCACGAGTGCGCTCACATCGGGGAGCTATTTCATCATCCCATCAAACCCCTGTATGGCGATGTTCGAGACACCTCCTCCAGTCTTCCCTAACATCAACGGTAGTGGAAGCGAGACGCCGGCTAACGCGGTTGACATTTCAGGCGGTTGCGTTGGCAATGCTGCAATATCCTTCCCTGAACCTGACGGCAGGACACCCAGCACGGGCCTGGTGTCCTCGTTCATTGGCCCAGTCACAGTGAATACTACAAACGTCAACGGGCCAGTGTATAACGTCGCCGGCGGTTGGTTTCAGGGTAACGCCGCACCTTACAGTGTGAGTTTCCCCGATTGGAAGATTGAGAACTTTACCTATGGATTCGCTGAGGGACCGGCCTCCCTCCACAACTGGGGAGTTTTGGCGATCGGTCCAACGGCAGCCGGCAACAGCTTCACCAATTGCCAAATACACGCCGCTTTCCCAATGATCTTTACGGATCTCCAGCAAACCACAATTAACCGTTGTGACACTTACAGCGCTTGGGTTAGTCCGTACGACAACACATTGATCGGCCCCGCTACAGCTTTTGCCACGTCATTCACCACTAGTGAACAGACCGGCGGTACTGTAACCATCACTGGTCAGCTCGATATGACTGAATGGAATGACGAGCCAAATACTCACGGTTCTCTAGCGGCAATTCCGCCTTTCGCTCATATCGAGTCCAGCAATTCTCGATACTCCTCTGACAACTTCGAGGGGGCTTTATCGATCATCGGCGGATCTAACAACGTGATCCGTGACAGTCAACTTTCTCTACCGATCATTGATAAGGGACTCCAGAATAAATTTGAGAATAATACCGGCACCTTTACGTCATTTTGGATGACTAACAACTGGGCGGATAACTCTCAACAGTGGTTCCACTGGGGGTTTCTGAGCAGTTGCTCGCAGCAACAAGCCTTGACCTCTTTCGGTGGGCCTAAGGGAAATTGCGCTGCCGGTTATAGTGAAGATTGGACCGGTCACTCTGCCGCAGGTTCTTTCTTCGGAAACGGCGCGAGTTACGAGAATGAGTACGGAGGGCAGATCCGGCCTGGGGAGCTTACTAATCAAGCTTTCTTTGGGCCAGTTATCGATACCACTGAGCCCTATTGGGGGAGCTATGTTGGTTGCTCCCGCGGCCCTGGTAACTTCTGCATAGTAGCGGGCGGTGGCTTTGATGGCTCAAGTTCGATCTATATTGGTCAACATAACCGCATTGCTCCTACCAAATACAACTTCGAGATGACAGTTAAGTCGACCTCAGCAACTAGCAGCTTCACGATACAATTCGGCGCTTTCGACGATGGTCGGGGTACATGCGCGAGTACTGGTCAGTTTGGTGGTGGGACAGTTCCGACCACTTCAACGTGGACCACGCGAACAGTAGCAGTGGATTTCACTGGGCGTCAAGGTTGCGTCCTTCAGTTTCAAGTGTTGGGAGCAACCCCTGACATATTTTTCGGTGAGCTGAACTTTATACCTCAGGGCACGGCGATTACGCTCACGCCCCCCTCAGACAGCATTTACAACACCTCATGCCCTGTGAACGGTCAGGAGTTTGGAGTTAGCTCGACTGGCTACAAATATGCATGTGTCGCTGGCACAGTTAAGCGTTTCGGTCCAGCAAGTTAAGGAGAGTATGAAGAAACTAATCGCACTGCTGCTATTTCCTCTGGGTTGCTTAGCTCAATCGGGCAGCCCATTCTCTAACAACGTCTTCCCCGCTCAGTCCTTCACTGCGACCGCTCAGACCGGCGCTATGATTCAGCTCAACGGGCAACAGCTATCATACGGGGCCGGTACTATCTCCCTTACGGGTACGTCGCTGACCACTGCGACTATTGCGGTCATGGGAAGCAGCGACAACGGTCTGACATACTACGCGCTGCCTATCAGTGTGGTAGCGACCCCCGGAGTTACTGCTACAACCACGGTTACAGCGACCGCGAGCGGCCTCTATCAAGTCAGCCTGGTGGGGATCACACACGTCAAGTTTGCGACCTCGGGGACGTTCACGGCTACGAGTGTAAGCCTGGTGCTGACGGCAACGCCTAACGCTACTATCTCGCGTAACGGCAATGGGGGAGGCGCAAGCTTCCCTCCCGCTACCCAGCCTGGACAGTTACTTGCTGCCACGGCTGCCGGCAACACTTACGCCGCTCAAACTAAGCCCGCACTCGACCCACGGGACTTCGGCGCTGACTTCAACGGGCAGACCGTTGCAAACGCATCAACCACCAGCGGATCAAACGTAATTACTTGCGGTAGTGCGAATTGCAACTTTCCCAGCAACATAGCAAGCGCAAGTTACATTATATATGCGTCGTTAGGCACCGGCTCCTCTTGTCAAGACAACAGCATAATCACCTTTGGCGGATTTAATGAAACCACCGTCAGCGGCTTAACTAACGCCAACTCAATCACGGTAGTTGGTAATGCAAACACTACAGCCACCGGGACTGTCTGCTTAGCATGGTTCCCGAAAGACTCCACAGCGGCGCTCACCGCTTGGTGGGCGGCGGGCGGTTGTACTGGCTCCTATCAGATGCCTCAGGGTAAGACTCTATTCTCCTCTCCAATTATGCAGAACCTCGCAGGATGCCTAGGGGCCTTTAACGCCGGATATGCTTACCCAGGCCAAACGGTCAAGGGTGCCGGAACGGGCTCCACTTTCTTGATGCCAGTTCCCGATTTCTTATATACAGGACTTAGCGGCAACCAGAATCTTCAATGCGCGGTTGGCAATCACAACATCGAACATTACGAAAACTTCGCGGTTTGGGGTTTGGGCATTCATATTTCAGGCGCTCAGCCGAACACCTGCTTGTTTCTTGTAGGTGACGCAACTAGCGCCTTTCGCGTTGACCTTGTAGGTTGGAACGCTCGTGGTGGCGGTACTACTCTTGATGGAGTTCGAGTCATTGGATCAACCGATACGTTTCTTGTTGGCGGATCGAACTTTTTCGGAAGCATCGAAATGCATTTTGCCGCGGGGCAATACATCTTATGGCAGAACAATTTCACCTCTGGAAATTCTTCGCTGGTCAATGGACTTTGCGGCGTCCAGATTGAAAGCGGCGTCATTGTCAGCGCAATCGACAATGGCACCGGCATGTGCATCGAAGTTAACGGCGGCCAGCTAAATAGCCAGAATAGCCAGATGGCTGGTGGTGGTGATCCTTCCGGTGTCTATATTGGCAATGGCGGCAGGGCGAATTTTCTTGGGGGCGATAGCATATTTTCGCAGGCGGGCGGAGCGGCTGTCACGTTTTTCGCAGGTACCGGTAGTGTCGTGACCCTACTTAACTCAAGCCTGACGGGTTCCGGCGCGGGAAACTTCACCGTGGTCGGACTTGCCGGAAACTACGTCTACGATCAGGGTGCTAATGTCATTCAAGGCACTGGCGGAGCGACCGTCTTTAACGGGCTGGGCTTTTGGCCGCTGAATAACTCCCAAGCGGGTTGGTTACCGATTGCGGCTAACTTCGCGCTTGGCGCGGGCTTCGGTACTAGCCCGTCGATCACCATACCGGCAGCAAATGCCGACATGCGCCATTTCACGGGCACCCTAACGGTTGGATCAGGTGCGCAGACGCAAGCCACTTCCACGGTTACGTATACGTTTCCACATGCATTCGTTGTGGCTCCGGGTAATTGCGTTGCTACGCAAGTCGGCGGTACTCAAGGTGGTGGAACTGCACCGTTAACATTTCTTGCCTCGACGCCGCCGACAACCACTTCGGTAGCGTTCACGCCTACAACGGCAGCGACCGCAGGGCTCACCATCATCCTATCTATCGACTGCCAATGAGCATTACAAACGATGAAATCGTGGAGTTAACCCGTGCTCGCCGCAGAGCAAGGACGCAACTCCACGCGTACATCACGTACACGAGCCCGCGCTATAAATGCTCGGACTTCTCGCGAGCAGTATGCGCGGCGCTCGATAAGTTCACCCAAGACGTTCTAGACCGCAAGCGCCCAATCCTGATCCTCCAGGCCCCACCACAACACGGTAAGTCTGAGATCGTCTCGCGTAAGCTGCCAGCATATCTGCTCGGACGCTTCCCCGATTGGCGCATCGGCACGGCGAGCTATTCGAGCGATCTTGCTAATGAAATGGGCCAGTGGGTTCGCCGCTACCTTGATCAAGATGAGCACAAGGTATTGTTCCCGTCCTCCGCGGCAGCTCTGGGGAAATACGATCTCAACCGCATCGGTCAATTCAACGCCGCGGGCGGCTCCGGCGGTTACATCAGCGTAGGTATCGGGCAGGGCCTCACGGGTAAGTCCGTGGATATCGGGATCATCGACGATCCTACGAAAAATCAGGAAGAGGCGCTCAGTCCCGTCACCAAAGAGTCTCACTGGAATTGGTACCAGTCTGTTTTCACAACCCGTCTCAGTGAGTATTCGGGTCAGATCATCATGGCGACGGCCTGGGCCGAGGACGATCTTCCTGGGCGCATCGCTGAGCACTTCAAGGGCGATGAGCGCCTAACGCATCTTCGCTTTCCGGCTATCAATGAAGAGGGCGAGGTTGGCTATGACCCCGAGCTGCCGCTCGGCGCGCTCGTCCCCGAGCTGCACTCCCTTGAGAAGCTGATCGAGACTAAAGGCATACTCGGCGATACCTGGTGGTGCGCCATGTATCAGCAGAGCCCAAAGTCCCTGGGCGGTAACATCTTCAAGGATTTCTGGGTTCAGTATTACGAGCTTGCCGGCCCCCGAGCCCTCCCCAAGAAATTCGACCGTGTTCTATCCTCATGGGATTGCACTTTCAAAGACACGGACGGTACGGACTTTGTTGTGGGCGGAGTGTGGGGTAAGACGGGCGCGAGAGCTTACTTGCTCGATCTGGTGCGTGCCCGTATGAGCTTTACCACCACAGCGGCAGCGATCAAGGCTCTAAATAAGAAATGGCCTCAGAGCCGAGAGATCCTCATCGAAGATAAGGCCAACGGGCCGGCGGTAATTGACTTTCTGAAAAAGAGTGTGCCGGGACTGATCCCGATCGAACCGGACGGCTCCAAGGAAGCTCGCGCTCACGCTGTTTCGCCGTACTGGGAGGCCCTCAACGTATTCATACCTCACCAGGATCTATTCCCCTGGGTTCGCCCGTTTGTAAGTGAGATCACGATATTCCCCGCGGGCCGTAATGATGATCAGGTGGATATGATGACCCAAGCGCTACGGCGTTTGTATCCCGCGAAGGGCCGTCTTAAAATAGGCAGAGCTGCAATTAACAGGGCGCTCGGGGTAGCATAATAATGAACTGGCGTATATGGCGCAAAGAACCCGCGGCTCCTCCGGTTGCCTCTCGTAAGCCCTGGTTATCTAACCTGAGGGTTGCGCTATTCAAGGCGAACCAGAAGCCCGAAGCCCATCGCTATCCAGTACAGGCCCCCGTACACGCGCGGGGCGTCACGCCGATCAACCTGAAAGCGCCCGTTACGCTAGCGATGGACTCGTTTAGCGCGAACTTCCCGGCGTTCAATCAGTTTTTCAACCCGCAAGTTGCCGGCTTCCCTGGTTACCCGTACCTCGCGATGCTGGCAACCCGCGCCGAATATCGAGCGATGGCTAGTACGCTCGCGACCGAGCTAACCCGCGAGTGGATCACCATTACCAGCACGGAGACGGCGGGTGAGGGAACTAAAAAGAAATGCACGGAGTTGATGAAAGCTCTGGACGATCTCGGCCTACAGCAAGTGATACGGCAGGCCGCCGAGCATGACGCGTATTATGGGCGCGCCCAGATATTCATTGACTTGATCGGTCAAGATCGCTCGAAGCCGCTCATCATCTCGGATAAGACGATCCCTATGGTCGGAGTTGATAAGGTCGCGACTAAGATCCGCGTCAGGGCCGTTGAGGCGATGTGGACAACCCCGTCAGGTTATAACGCCATCGATCCCGGCGCGCCTGACTTTTACAAGCCCTCCAAGTGGTTCATGCTCGGCAAGGAAGTAAGCGCCGATCGACTGAGGACGGTCATTACCAGGCCGCTGCCGGATATGCTCAAGGCAGCCTTCGATTTTGGCGGGATATCGCTGAGTCAGCTCGCGGAGCCCTACGTTGAGAATTGGCTCCGTACGCGTCAGGCTGTTGCTGATCTCATTGACAACTTCTCGACTACCGCGCTCAAGACGAATATGGGCGCGTCCCTGCAAACAGACGATGATGACGGTGGAGACATCATCAACCGCGCCGAACTATTCACGGCCACGCGTAGCAATAAAGGGCTCATGGTCCTCGACATGGACACCGAGGACTTGGTACAGGTTAATACCCCCCTGGGCGGCCTCCACGAGCTACAGGCTCAGGCGCTTGAGTTGTTGTGTGTGGTCAGTCGGCAACCCTCCATCATCCTTACGGGTATCGAACCGAGTGGCCTCAACGCTTCGAGCGAGGGTTCGATACGCGTCTTCTACGATTGGATCGCCGCGGTACAAGAGGCTTTCTGGTGGGCACCAATCGATACGGTTATCAAGATTTTGCAACTGCTCATGTATGGCGCGATCGATCCCGATATTACCTGGTCATTCGTGAGCCTATTCCAGATGACGCCGGCAGAGCTTGCGGACATCAGGGCGAAGGATGCGGCCTCCGCCTCGGCCTACGTGGCCGCCGGCGCGATTGACGGCGAGGACATCCGGGAAAAGATTGCTCGTGATCCTGATAGTGGCTGGCAGGGTCTTGAGCTTGACAAAGAGATAGCTCCGCTCCCAGGCGCGGATGATGACGAGGCCGACGATGATAAGCAAGACAAGTAAGTTAGGTTTCTGGGCCGGAGTGGTGCTGATAGTCGCCGGTCTAACTCTCTCCGTTCCCCCCGCTGTAATCGCTCAGGTGCCCGTCATTGGCTCGCTCGTTCAGGGCATCAACGCCCATTTCGGGAATTTAGTAGCGGGCGCGAACGGTCTCGGTTTGACCCCCTGGAGTAACGAGGGGTTTACGCAAGGCTCCTGGTTGTCTTTCAATAACAACGGGGGGAGCAACGGCGAGACGGACTTTATCAACTATCACCCCTCTTTGACCGGCGGCTTTGCTTGGTTTACTCCCAACACAAGCTCACTGGGGTCTCCGGTGATGAGCCTGAGCCCATCAGGGACGCTCACAGTTGCCCAGGTAGCCGGCAACGCTGCCACATCTACCACAGCAGCGACGGCAAGTGCGCTTACGGCTGCAGGAACCAACTGCGGTTCCACAAGCGGCGTAGCGGCCTACGGTGTGGACGCAAGCGGCAACGCCCTGTGCAAACCTACAAAAACTCTCTGGACCAGCACTACCTCCGTTTGCACAACGGGGGGAACTGGTAACCTGCAATGCACCTTCACTCTCACATGGCCCGCGCCGCAGTTTACGACCACCACTTACCTTACGGTCTGTCAGGGTTACAATCCCTCGGGGCCTTTTCCGGTAGGTTGGGCAATCGTGGGGCAAAGTACCAGTACGGTAACGGTTCAGATCAGCAACGGCGTTTCCGCGCAAGGCGGGGCCGTATCGTATGGTTCTTTCGCGTGTCAAGGCAATGGCTCGTAACGTCGCGAGATCGGTACCTGCCAACCAGGGCGTTAGGTTCCGGTATCAACGGAGAATGCTCGCGCTGATTCGGGCGATGGTCGCTGATGTTGAGCGATCGATACGGGCAGCTTATCAGGCCGCTCCGCCGGCGATGGCTCTGGACGCCCCTCCCGTTCGCGTGATGCAGCAACAGATGCGGGAGATCGGGGCAAAGTGGATCAAGCGCTTTGACGATGCGGCCCCTCTGATCGCGAAGGCTTATGTTAAGGGCAGCTTCAAGGCGACCGATGGCGCGTTTCGTCAGGCCCTCAAAGATGCCGGATGGGCCGTCAAATTTGAAATGACTCCGGCAATGAGTGAGGCTTTCGCCGCATCTCTCGCGGAGAATGTAGGGCTGATCAAGTCAATTCCTCAAGAGTATTTGCAAAAGGTTGAGGGAGCAGTAATGCGCTCCTACACTCGCGGGCGCGACCTCCAGAGCCTGGTTAAGGATCTCAAAGCGATCTATCCCCGAGCTGCCAATCGCGCAGTGCTGATAGCGAGGGACCAGTCAAATAAAGCAAACGCTGTCGTAACTCAAGCCCGTCAAATTGAGTTGGGGGTGAGTGATGCAGTATGGATGCATTCCCATGCCGGGAAGACTCCCAGGCCCAGCCATGTAAAAATGAACGGTAAGACTTACAAAGTATCTGAGGGGATGTGGGACTCGGACGAAAAGCGATTTGTCTTTCCAGGCGAACTCATAAATTGCCGTTGCACGGGGAGGAGCGTTTTACCCTTCAGCGTGGCGGAGTAGATAACCTTTGGCTCGATCCAATAAAATCACCTCGTCTTTAAAGTGCCCTAGTCCGATGTTACAGTTTTGACAAAGGATTCCCCTCACGCGATCACTAGAGTGACAGTGATCTGTGTGCCAGTGTTTACCCCTAGGTTCAGGACTCAAACAAATAGCGCATTTTGAACCCTGATCGCTGAACATCGTTTCCCATTCGCCGGGTTTCAGATCGTACTCCCGCTGAGGCACATTTCAATTCGACAGCATATTACCTTTGTGAAATTATGGTGGTACTATGCCCGATATGGGGGATCTGAAGTTAGCGTTTGACGCCACTGTCCGCAGTATGGACAAGGATGGTCGGATGCACATCTCCAAGACCCACATTTCAAAAAGCACTGTCAACGGGTATTACGGGAGCGAGATTCCCAACTCTCAGGCTTTGGGCCTTGATCAATTCAAGGTCTATTACATGTTCCGCGATCCCCTTGAGTTGGCTCGTGCGGCCTCTACTTTCGCTCGCCTTCCCATCCTCTCGAAGCATATCCCGATCAGCGCGGATGCTCACCCCGCAGAGTTAGTGGTTGGTGCCATCGGGAGCGATGTCGAATTTAACGAGCCCTACTTAGACGCGGATGTCTGTATCTGGGAGAACGGCGCTATCGCCGGGATCGAAACAGACACCGTTCGCGAGTTCTCTTGTGCCTACAGATACACCCCAGTGATGACGGCGGGGGAGTACCACGGGCAACGCTACGACGGCGTAATGACAGAGATTGCCGGTAACCACCTTGCGCTTGTAGAGACGGGGCGGGCCGGGAGTGACGTACTAGCAGCAGATGAGGACACAATGAAAATGACCAAACTGGGCAAGGCCCTGTTCGTAACTCTCGGAGCACTTTCCCCGAAGCTAGCGCAGGATTCCGCGCTTCCCGCTTTGGTCGGCAAGGCATCCGGGAAAACCACCAAAGTGGAAGAGTTGAGCGTTGCCCTCGTGGCGATGGACGCTGAGCTTGACCCCAAACTGATCAAGGGCACGGTTGATGCTCTGATCGCCCTGGACAGAAGTGTCAGCGGCGATCCGGCTACTTCCATGGACTCGGACGATGACGATGACGATAAAACAGCCGAGGACGAGGAAGAGGACGAGGAAGAGAAAAAGAAGGACAAAAAGGCGATGGACGCGGCTATCTCTGACGGCGTTGCAAAGGTTCGCGTTGAGATGCGCGAAGCTGATGAGGCTCGGCGTGCAGTCAGTGCAGTTGTGGGCGATGTGATTACCCAGGACTCCGCTTCTGATATCTACATTTTCGCCCTGGACGAAATGAAGGTAGAGCACAAGGATGTAACCGGCGTGCCGGCTCTCCGTGCCCTCTTCAACCTCGCTCGCACTACGCAGACCACCGCGCCCGTTGTGGCGATGGATTCCGCAGGGCTCGCAGCCCAGTTTCCCGAGGCGTCCCGCTTTCGGCAGATGTAAGGAGAACACATGCCTTTTCAGAACAGAGTAAACACGTTCCCCCCGCTCGCAGTAGCCGGAGACTTCGCATCTGCGAACCCCCGCGCTGTTGCCCTAGCTGGGGACTCGGCGTTAATCGCCGGTCCCGGCGGCGTCACGGTTGGACAGTTCGCCTGGGTTTCCTCAGTCGACGGTAAGACCGTTAACAACTTTCCTCACACCAGTACCGATGTCCTCGGCTTTGTACATCGCGAGCAGCAAGCGCTGATCTCGATTTACCTCGCGGAATCATCGCTCCTGATCCCCGCCGGATTCCCTGTAACTCTTCAGGTGGCCGGCGATTTCTTTGATCTGGTACAGGGCGCAACTGCCGCAACGATCGGCGCAGCGTGCTACGCGGCGTACAACGGCGGCGGGCTATTCATCGGAGCCCTTCCGGCAGGCATCACTGGTACCGCCTCCATCGGTGCAACCTTCACTGCGACCGCTGCCGGCAACCAGCTCACCACGAGCGCGGTCACCGGGCTGATTTCGGTTGGCGACACGATCGCCGGAGCCGGCGTACCCGCCGGAACCACGATCCTCAACCAAGTGAGCGGAACCACGGGCGGCGCGGGTGTCTACACGACCAGCGTTGTCACCACCGCCACAGCGGTTACCGTTACCAGCTTCGGTACCGTCCTCAACGTTGGTTCTACTACCGGCGTTCTGACGGTTGGAGATTCCTTCACTGGTACCGGCGTACCTGCCGGCGCGTTCATCACGTCGCAGGTTAGCGGCCCAATCGGCGGGATCGGGGTTTACACGATCAACGTACCGGCGGCTGCTTACGCGGCTTTGACCGCTATCACCGTCGTAACCGGCGTGCTGACCAAGTGGGTTGCAAAATCCATTTGTGCAGTAGGCGAGCTTGCAAAAATCTCAACGTGGGGTAACTAAGCATCCAATGGACCCGATTCTCTTAGGACTTCAAAACCGCGCCGGCATTCACTTTATGGGAGTGGATGCCCGTCTTCAGGCTCCAGGCTTTGCGATGGATGCTCAACCCGTTCTGGTTACCACGAGCAATGCTGGTATCCCGAGCTTTCTCTCAACGTACATTGACCCCGCCATAATCAAGGTTCTGCTCTCTCCAATGAAGGCAGCCGAGATTGTTGGCGATGAAGTCAAAAAGGGCGACTGGACAACCAAAACCGCAATGTTCCTAGTTGTGGAATCGACCGGCGAGGTTTCCTCGTACGGCGACTACAGCGAGAACGGCGTAGCGAACGCAAACACCAACTTCCCCGAGCGTCAGAGCTATCACTATCAAGTGATTACTCAGTGGGGCGAGATGGAGCTTGCGAACGCCGGCCTAGCTCGTGTTGATTGGGCGAACCAACTGAATTTGGCCTCTGTTCTGGTACTGAACAAGTTTCAGAACAAGAGCTATTTCCTTGGTGTTTCCGGTCTTCAGAATTACGGTCTGTTGAATGATCCGAGCCTGATCGCCCCGATTGCCCCCGTGAACGTGGGCGGCAACATCACTTGGCCAACTAAGGATGCACTGGGGGTCTACGGAGACATCCAGGCTCTTTATACACAGCTACAGTCGCAGTCTAACGGCCTGGTTGACCTCGAAACTCCTATGACGTTGGCAATGTCGCCGATTTCTCAGGTAGGGTTGACGAAAACCACGTCATTCAATGTCAACGTTGAGGATCTCTTGAAAAAGAACTTCCCCAACATGACAGTGAAGACGGCTCCCGAGTACGCCACTTCCTCCGGTCAACTCTTGCAGCTCATCGTAAACGAGCTGGAAGGGCAGCGGACGGCCTCTTGCGCGTTCACCGAAAAGCTACGTGCTCACCCGATCGTTATCGGCAGCAGCAGCTTTAAGCAGAAAAAGAGCCAAGGCACCTGGGGTACCATTATCTTCCGCGAGTTTCTTATCGCCCAGATGATCGGCGTCTAGGTGGTTTGCTCAAACAGCAGACTGAGTAATATTCTGTAACTGCGATTCCAAGGCAGATAGAGGGCTACCCTAAGGGCGGCCCTCACTTTTTATCTCGGAGAAATTAATATGCCAACAGTCATTATCGGTTGCAGGCTTCCCCACGGTTTGACCATCAAACACCCGAATCCAGATGTAAAGGTTTCGGTAACTCTGGCGGGTATCCATAAGACCGTGCTCGTTAAGCGTGACGGAACTCCTGCGGCTGACTTTGCTCTTACCACCGTCGATCTGGAGTTATGGGAATCCTGGAAAAAGGCTTACAGTGATTTCACACCTTTGAAGACTGGAGCTATCTTCGAGGCTAAGAACTCTCAGGACGCGAAGCTCAAAGCTGATGAGTTGAAGTCTGAAAAGACCGGCTTCGAGCCCGTTGACCCGAAGGCATTCGGAGTCAAGCCCGCTGATAAGGAGTAACGATGGCCGTCGCGGTATTCAATTACGCCCAGTTCATCGCTCGATATCCGCAGTTTGCCTCTGTCAGCTCAACCCAGCTCGGAGCGTACTTTGTGGAAGCGGGGCTATATCTGAGTAACTCGGATTGTAGCCCCGTGCAGAACGTGACCAAGCGCGGACTACTGCTCAACATGCTGACTGCACATATCTCCGAGCTAAACGGGGATCTGAGCGCTGACGGTCAGTTTAAGCCCGTGGGACGAGTCTCCCAGGCCGCGGAGGGCAGTGTATCGGCAGCTCTGGATTACAACCCTCAGACCCCCGGTACCGGCCCGTGGTTCCAACAAACTCAAGCCGGCGCGTCCTTTTGGGCGGCTACCGCGAACTTGCGGACGATGCGGTATTCCCCGCGCCCAACGTATTACGGGCAGCGGAGGGGTTATGGCTTTTGGCGATAAGCTAAACGCGCATCTGAAGCAACTAGCCACAAAGATGAGCGGCTCTGTCGAAGTTGGCTTTCTTGAGGATGCCAAATACCCGGACGGCACTTATGTGGCCGCCGTCGCCGAGGCGAATGAGTACGGCGCGAGCGGGCCGCCTCGGCCGTTTTTTCGGACGATGATTGCTCAGGAGTCCCCTACCTGGGGGCCTAAGCTCGCCGGCGCGTTGAAACATACGAATGGGGACGGTAAGAAAGCGCTTGCCATCGTTGGGGACAACATTCAAGGCGCGCTGATCCAAAGCATCAATGATTTTACGAGCCCCGCGCTCGCGCCCAGCACTATAAAGCGCAAGGGCTTCGATAAGCCGCTGATCGATTCGAGTCACATGGTCAACTCAACCGGCTCGCGAGTGGTCGACTGATGGATCTCCGCACACTCGCAAACTCGGTAAGCAACACCGTCAACGCGAACATGATCGTATCGGTCAAGGCGTCGACCGGCTACACGATAGGTGCGGGACTGAAGCAAGTCCCCGCTTACGCCGCTCCCGTAGATGGCCCCGCGCAACTCCAGGCCCTTGACGGTTACGAGCTTAAACAGCTCGATAACCTCAACCTGCAAGGAGTTCTCCGCGCCATCTACCTACGCGGCGCGCTCGCCGGCATCATCCGGCCCAACAGTAAGGGCGGTGACCTGGTGACGATAGCCGCGCCCGCGCCCGTCCAGTTCCGCGGTATATGGCTCGTGGTCAAGGTATTCGAGACGTGGTCAACCTGGACCAAATGCGCGATCTGCCTCCAGGAGCCCGCCTGATGCCTGCTCCCACACCTTTCGTTGTCGACATATCCGTTGAGGCCGTAATCGAAGCCCTGGGCGCGTTCATACAGCCATTTGTGGGAGCCGCTCAGATCGTTCGCGGTCAGGTGAACCGTACGGCTATGCCCGCTGACGGTTGGGTGTTGCTGACGGAAGTCCTCAAGCTCGACTTAGAGACGGCGACCGTCACCGGCAATAAACCCAACGCTCAGGCGCAGATCATGAGCCCGAAGCGAATTGATGTACAGGTTGATTTCTTCGGGCCGTCTGCTGGTGATCAGATCGCGGCAGTCAAGGCGGTTTACAGGACGTCCTACAGCGTCTCCCAGTTCCCCGCCGGCATCGCGCCACTGTATTGCACGGACGAGCGACAGACCTCTTTAACGAACGATCAGCAACAATATGAGAGCCGTTGGACCCTTACGGCGTCTCTCCAGTACAACCCCAACGTTTATGTTCCCAAGCAATTCGCGGCGGCTTTGAAGCTGAACATCTTTGCGGATATAATCTAAATTTGACTGGCGTATTTCTGTGAGGAGATTACTTTGACTATCCCAGCGTCCTATATAGTTTCAGCACAACCCGGCGTTCTGATTGCTGGTGGTAACTCCCTCAACCTCAGCGGCCTGTTTTTCACTCAGAATCTCCAGATGCCGACCGGTACGGTTCTGAAGTTTACGACCTCTGCCGCGGTTGGCGCTTTCTTCGGTCTCGGCTCCGCGGAGTATGCAGCCTCGATAATCTACTTCGCCGGCTTCACTAACTCGACCGTCAAGCCTGGTTGTATGCTTTTCGCTCCCTTCAATCTTGCAGCCCGCGCCGGTTTCCTCCAGGGCGGCTCGCTCGCGGCGTTGAGTCTTACTGCTCTGAAGGCGCTCACTGGTGTGCTCACCCTGACGGTTGGCGGTACCCCGATTACTTCCGCCACGATCAACCTTACCTCCGCTACCAGTTTCAGCAACGCCGCCACGATCATCCTCGCCGGCTTCACGTCACCAACGTTTACCGTGACTTACAGCGCAACCTTAAGTGCCTTTGTGTTCACGAACACGGCGACGGGCGCGTCTTCCACCATTACGTTCGCGACCGGAACCCTCTCTGCCGGCCTCGCGCTTACACAAGCGACCGGAGCTTCTCTGTCGCAGGGCGCGGTACTCGATACGCCCGCCTCAGCGTTGGCTAACGCCGTCGCCGTCTCGCAGAACTGGTCAACCCTCGTAACTCTCTTTGAGCCATCCCTCGCGGATAAGCAAAACTTCGCGGTCGCAGTGAACGCGCTGAACGATCAGTATCTTTACTCGGCCTGGGATTCGGACGTTAACGCGAGTGTGCAGGGTAATACAACCTGCTTTGGGTACCTCGCGATTCAGGGTCAATACCCCAGTGTGACCGTGGTATCGGGTGATCCGGCGCTTGCGGCGGCTACCGGTACGACCGTTGCGGCCCTTGCGCTCAACGCTGCAATCTTTGTCGCCGGCGCGATCGCCTCGGTCAACTTCCAGCAGACCAGCGGGCGGCGCTCTATCGCCTTCATGTCCTCCAGCCAGATCACCCCAACTTGCGCGAACCAGACGATCGCAACGAATCTGACGGCCAACGGTTACAACTTCTACGGCTCGTTCGCCACTGCCAACCAGGGATTCATATTCCTGTACAACGGGCAGATGGCCGGTTCGCCGTTCGTGAGCATCGTTCGCTACATCAATCAGATATGGCTGAACAGTGCATTTCAGCTCGCGCTGATGACTCTCTTGACATCGACGGGTATCGGCTACGAGCCTGAAGATTACAACGCGATCAGGTTGACGCTGCAAGATCCGATCTCTGCCGCTCTGAACTTCGGAGCGATCAAGACGAACGTCGTTCTGTCTCAAGCTCAGATCGCCCAGCTCAACGCCGCCGCCGGCGTCAACGCCGCGAGCTTTGTACAGACTACCGGTTACTTTCTGCAGATCCTTGACCCAGGAGCGACGGCCCGTCAGAACGGTCTTACCCCGATCATCAATTTCTGGTACACCGATGGCGGCGATATTTTGACGATCCACCTGAGCAGCATCGACATTTTGTAGCACTGAGAGGGACTAAATGAGCAGCATCACTTCCGCGAACAGCGTCTTCACGATCACCGTTGCCGGCTTATTCCCCACCCCCGTTAAGTTGCAGGGTTACGCGGCTGATCGCGCTTGGGAGACTAGCAACGTCACTTACACTGAGAGCGTTATGAGCGTCGACGGAATCAAGAGTTCCGGTTACGTCTTTAACCTAGTTGAGCAGACCATCACGCTACAGGCTGACTCTGCGAGCAAGACGATCTTCAATGCAATTGTGAATGCCATGAAGGCCGCCCGCGAGATCCTCATCATCTCGGGAAACATCGTTCTACCAGCGACCGGGGAATCTTTCGTGTGCCGGCGCGGAACTTTGAAGGACGCAAAGCCTCTCCCAAGCTCCGGTAAGCTCCTGGAGCCTCAGACGTACGTCATTGAATGGCAATCGATCGACGCGACGATTTCGTAACTTCAAGAGTGTCAGCGTAGCGGTAACGTTCGGAGGGTAAGGGCTAGACTGGCCCTTAATGCTACGTATACCCCCGAAGACCATAAAGTTTGCAGCGGTAAAACGACGTAGCTGGTTAGGGGCAGGTTCACTGTCCACTTGAATTGACAAGTAACGACGCGACTGTGCGGGGGTCAACGTGAACCTCTTCCCGTTTAGTCACAGGACAAGACCGGAACGCTGCAATTCAACTCGGAGGTAACCCAGTGAACACCAGTCCCAAAGGTATCGCCTTCATCAAAGGGGAAGAGGGGTACACTCCTATTCCCAAGGATGACAACGGCCATTTGATGTGGGGTCACGGCCACGATCGTGTAGGCTTCGAGCCCGTTCCTGATCACATCACGCCGCTCGACGCTGACTCTCTTCTGATTCATGATGTCTATACGCGCTTCGATCCGCACACGAGCGCCCTCGCTCCCTGGGCTAATCAGAACGAATTCGATTCGCTGAGCGACTTCGCGTATAACGAGGGCCTCGCGGCGCTCGCAACCATGTTGCATCACGGGCGCGAGCAAGTTCCAACTCAGATGGCGGCCTGGTGCTACGAACACGTTGACGGTAAGCTCCATAAGTCCGAAGGGCTCGCCGCTCGGCGCGCAAGGGAGATCGCTCTGTATGTCTCGTAAGACAGCAATGTACAAGGTTCAAGACGAGGGCCGGGATCACGGCAAGGTGTTCTTTATTACCGAGATGAGCGCAGCTCGCGCCGAGTCATGGGCGATGCGCGTGCTGCTCGCGCTGATGGCGAACAACTCTAGTATCCCCGAAGGTATGGAAGAATTAGGGATGGCTGGACTTGCAGAAGTTGGCCTCAAGGCTTTGGGCGGCCTCAGGTGGGAAGTAGCCGAGCCACTGCTCGCCGAGATGTTGGCTTGCCTGCAGATAATCCCCGATCCCTCCAAGACTCATGTGCAGCGGGAGTTGATCGATGAGGACATCGAAGAGGTTTCCACTCGGCTTAAGCTCCGCATGGAAGTATTCAAGATCCATACTGATTTTTTTCAAAGCGCCGTCCCCTCAATATTCCCAGTAGGCAAAAAGGCGACGGCAGGCAGCGTGCGTCATACCGCAACATCACGAAAGTAATAGGAACGTTGGTTTCTCGTAAGCTCGCGACGTTGCACGAGCTTGAAAATTACTACGGGATAGAAGACGCTTACGACATGCTTGAAATCATTATTGTGGATGACGCGAACAATGGCTAAAGATTTGCGTTTTGCCAAGATGACCCCGGAGCAGAGGCGTGCGAAGTTAGAACGCGAGCGCAAATGGAGATTGAAAAATCCAGAAAAGAAAAACGTCATTCAGCGCCGCGCAAATCTTAAATACTCCTACGGCATCACGCTCGAAGAATACCACGCAATCTTTCAGTCTCAAGGCGAATCGTGCGCTATTTGTAGAGCAAAGCAATCAATAAAGTGGTGTCTCGACCATTGCCATTCTACAAACAGTGTCAGAGGAGTACTTTGCCATCACTGTAATACCCTACTTGGACACGCTAAGGATAATGAACAAGTCCTCATAGATGCGATATTCTATCTACTTAAGCATCGCGAGCCCCAATGAGCACCGTAATCGATGAGCTAATCGTAAGGCTCGGCCTAGACTCCAAGTCCCTTGTGAGCCGTGGCGGCTCTGCGGATAAGACACTCAAGGGTCTGGAGAAATCCGGTAAGGCAACTACTGCAAGTGTAGAGGGCGTTAGCGCGGCATTCACAAAGATGCTCGCCGTAATCGGCGGCGCATACGCCATCAAGGCGTTCGTTGAGAATACGATCGCGAGCAGCGCGGCGCTCGACCGTTTGAGCAAGAATCTCGGTATCAGCGTTCGCGAGCTATCCGCATGGTCCAATGCCGTCGAAGAGGTTGGCGGTAGCGCTAAGGGTCTCCAGGGAACGATGAGTATGCTCAGCGCGGCGCAAACAGAGCTGAGGCTCACGGGGCAGTCTGGGCTCATTCCGTACTTCAACGCTCTGGGGGTTGCGTTCGCCGGCGTCGACGGTAAGGCGCGCCCCGTAAATGACATCCTCTTAGACCTTGCCGATCGCTTCAGTCACCTGGACCGCCCCACAGCTAACAATCTCGGGAAGATGATGGGGATAGATCAGGACACACTTAACCTCTTGCTGCAGGGACGGCGCGAAGTTGAGCTGATGATCAAGCGGCAGAAGGAGTTTAACGCGGTCAGCAAAGCCCAGGCTGAGGAGTCCGTTAAGCTGCAGAAGTCCCTAGTGAACCTGAGGCAGAGCTTCACCGCTCTGGGCCGCGATCTGTTGCAGTCAGCCTCCCCCGCGCTTGAGAAGTTTCTCGGCGTGCTCACCGGGCTCGCCAACTGGGCTCAGGCCAACAAAGAGTTCCTCAAGGATCTCGCCGTTATCCTCGGGACAGTGGCCGCCGGCCTCTCGCTGATCGCCGTAGCATCTTCACCGATCACGCTCACAATTGCCGCGGTCATTGCACTCGCTGTCGGCATCGCTCTGCTCTGGCAGGACTACCAGGTGTGGAAGCGCGGGGGACAATCCCTCATCGATTGGGAGAAATGGAAGCCTGGTATTGATGCGGCGATAGCGGGAGTTAAGGATCTAGGTAAAGCTCTGGAGGTAGTTGCTTCCGCGATAAGTATTGTCAAAAAGGGACTTAGCGGAGATACAAGCGGCGCTAACGCGGCATCACTCAAGCTACACGATAAGATTATGGGATGGCTAGGGGTTAAGCCTGACGCTTCCGCGAGCGAGGTATTACACGCGGCTCTCGGAGGATTGACTAGCGACGGCAAATACACCCCCGGCGCGCTGGCTACCGGAATTGCTCGGGCGGAAGGATTCAACGCGAAAGGTAAAACCCCGAATCGTCCACAGCGTAACCACAACCCCGGAGATATGGAGTACGGTGACTTCGCAAAGGCTCACGGCGCAACCGGGAGTGATGGGCGCTTCGCAATCTTTCCTGACGATGAAACTGGTTTTAAGGCTATGGAAGCCCGATTAGTGAGCGGACAATACGCCGGCAAAACCGATGCTGAGAAACTGAAAATATGGGCTCCTGCATCTGAGAATGACACTGT